CGCTCAGACGCGAATCGATAATCTTTTGTAAGTACAGAAGACATTGAGGACCGAAGAACGGCAACCTTCACTCCTGGGAAACACATCCGAGTAGAGCAAGGGACAGAGTCCCCTGTTTATTGATGTTATCGCAAAAGGGTATTTTAACAGAAAGTATTCCAACTTCTCTGCCACTTACCCCTACTCAAAATGGTTTCATCCTCACCAATTAGGGTTTCTAACATCCTGGGCTCATAGCTCAGTGTAGCCATAAGCCGATACCGGCGATCTCACCTCGACGTCACTTCACATAGTGAGGGGACGCGGGGCCTCTAAAAGAGACGCGGTCTCGTAAGACCACATTCCTCCTAAAGCATCTAGCTGCGGAAGGATCAGCTCAAGAGGAGCGGAAGCATCACTATAAAGTGACGCCCCGAGCCAAATAAGCTGAAACCCGACCACGACTAGAAGAAGACCGACCCAATATCTCTCAGGATCCTTTAACGGAGACTCGCTTTCCTCAACTCGGTTTAATGACCAGCTTTCCCTTTCGGGTGCCCAAGTCACCACGCCTATTGATTCCAACAGATCTGTCATAATACCCAGTACCATTACTGATACCATGATAAGGACTATTTCCCAAACTAGAGCCAACATTACCCGCAACAAGCGTTTACAGATTAGGGTTCACCTTAAGACCTTGGTCACGAAGACTGGCCACATCCTGTAAATCTTGTCGAGGAGAATATCAACTCTAGCCCCTAGCATGGCACTCCAATGAGTGCTCCACATGCTAGTAAAGTTTATGGAGCAGCCCAACCTTACACCAAGGAAGGGCCGGCAACAGAAAGGCAGTGCAATCCGCACTCCTGACCGCAATGTAACCGTACAAACGGGCATTCCTTTATAAACTACTAAAGATAGCGAAGGTGAAGGAGATGTCCCAAGCTTACGCTCAGGAAGATCCCTACCTCTCGCTTTAAAAATAATACGTTGAACCTCAACCCAACGACGATAACGAGGGAGGAAGGAAGAATATGCTTTTTCTTCCGCCCTACCCAAAGTATCCATCGTTAGTCTCGGGAATACTAACTCAGAATCCACACGATCCATGACCGATCACAGCTCAGAAACGAGATGTGCCCAGACTGGAGAGTATGAATTCTCAAGAGCAGATCAAAGATAAGTAAAAGGAGCACCTGAATTAACAGATGCCACTCTTAACCCATTATCAATCCACGTATCCCTATTAGACACCAAACCATAAATGATGGGCATCCGGAAAGGACCCGCCATATGGGATGGTGCCACACCTGGCTCCCCAAAAGGGAGACCAAAGTGTGGTCTTCCACTCGCTTTACGCCACTGAGTCGAACGTATCATGGTCTCAATGTCTTTCGACAGACCATAGGACGTCGGCCAAGGAGCGTCAAGCTTTTCCAACTCTGAGGTTAAGAAGCGGTCAAACTCAGGATAACGGTCTGGACTAGCCGTACGCCAGGAAGCTAAAGCCTCCTTATGCGAACGGTAGCCCTCGCCATTAGGCCCAAGTCACAACTTCGGATTCTCAGGATGGCGTTTCAGATCTAACTTAACCTCCAATTGTTTGGAGGGTTGAGTCATGATAAGTTTTTCGTACCTCTGAAGGCGAGGGATATAATCATTTATCCATCTCTGGAATAAAAGATCATAGACCTCACTTCAGGGTATAGAACCAATTGGATATGACTCCGACACAGTACGCATCGAAAGCCACGCAATTAATTCCTTACCATATACCTGACCAGGAGCATGGAGAAAGACCAAGATCACGCGGAGACGATTACTGAGAGACCAAAGGTTTCCAGTAACCGAACCACGTGTTCTATAGCCCATTCCACGAAGACGTAGATAATCATTGAGGTTGTAGCCGTACTTAGTTAAAAACTCAGACGCTACCGCCGTCGAAACCAATGCAGTGAACACGTCCCGTAAAGGGACGGCACTAGCATTAGCCCCGGCAACGATAAAACGTTTGGCGAACTCCATTACAAGCCGTCCCGGACGGCCCATAACGGATTTAGCAAGTCCGATTCCAACTCCAATACGAGCCATAAAATTCCTGTAACTAGCAGAAACTTTACAGTCCGCTATAACTACATCGTCCCCTAGAACAGCGTAATCTTCAAATCATTTTCATGACTTCCTTTGTGAACGGGCTACACGCCAAGCACAGTATTGTACTATGGCATGGTGAGTCAATGCGAGCATCACTCATGACGAGAGAGCCCCCATTGGCTGCCCAACAGTGTACTTGTATATACCAATAAATCTACCAGCGGCCTTCGCATTTAGGATGTAAGTCCTATTTACCAAGACCTTAGCTCAAGCCCTCGCCCTACCCCCTAGTAAGGGAAGGAGCAATTTAACCTGCAATCCAACCGGAAGACGGTCAGTAGCAGCAGATAAATCAAGAGAAGCAACAACAGGCTTACGCCCCTTGTCGATCCATGATTGAACCACTGCCACCAAACGGTCTAACGGCTGGGTTTGATTAAAAGTACCATCCGAAGGGATTCTCCGGAGGATACCCTGGATCCCTTTATGCAGCGGCCAAAACAGCCACTGTGTTCAAGGGTCTACCATTGCAAACACACGTACTTTCCCTGCCGCCTCAAACTTTAACCCCAACTTTCCTAAATGACCTGTCCCAAGATTTCTAGTATGACCACCAGCGGTGAGCGTTCTTATGGTAGCGCCTGCTGATTGGGAACCTGTAGTGAGCGTTCTTATGGTAGCGCTTGCAGGTTCCTTACGTAGAAATGGATTGGTAGTCATCTCGGGAGCTGAATCATCAGCTTTCAGATGATGATAACGATCCATAAAGATCTGTTTCGCTAAAACGAGACGGAGAAAATATTGGACTGTATTGTCACCACACCTTGCACAATATTCAGCAAACGGTCTTAACACCGTTAGATTATAGGGATTAAACAAATCCGAGGCTGACCTCAATAATGAGGGCCAAGCCGTCGAGATAAGTGGAATCCCCTCCTCTAACGAGGCCGCGGCCGTTTGCGGACTAGACTTTGCTATGGGAAAGAACCTCGGACCACGGTGGATCGATTCCAAAAAGGGGTCGACCAAACCGCGCTCACCAAGATGATCCCAGAATGCATCCACAAACTCCTCAAACTCGTCCATCTCGGGCGACATCTCGAAGGTTTCCCAACGAGGTGACGGATCCGAAATAGTAGAGAGAGAGAAGTTTGGAGTGCACGCTAAGACCCTGTAGAGAGCAAAAAAGCTCATCCACAGCTTGATGATACGAATCTCACCAGCCATAATCCTTCTCCTATGGAGAAGAGGGATAATGGATGGGAGACCCTGTCTGCTCCGGCGCACCCTCATTTTAAGTGAAGATGTGTCGGGAATCCTATACCTAGCAACAGCCTGCATGAGTAATACCTGTGAGGCCTTCAAATAGAGGACCAAACCGGTACGACCCATGGTCTGCGCGAGACGATAAACTTCGAACGCAAAGACACATGCCACCTTAACATAGGACCTATTAAGTCCGCCCACCACTCCGACGAAATAACGCTTTAGCGCTCCGACGAGTGGTTTACCACCATTTCTAGTGATACTGCCGTTGAAGGCTTTGATCTCGCTTTCAATTAACATCCCAAGAGAAGAAGAACGTTGAACGTCCTCCATCTTTGGGAGGCCCTTACGGGCATCTAAGCGACAACTATAGGATGAAAAATTCCTTATAATTGTCATAGCTTATTTTTAATTAAAGGTTGGGTCACGGAGGGGCTCTCGCCTGTCCCGCCCTCTCTCCCTCACCAGAGTACCTACTCAATTAAGTCTAGTATAACCTGATGTTCATCCAGTTGTCGATAGACAGCCAGAGAAATCCTATTTTCCTCACACTTTTCATGAGGAGTTCACCAATATACGGGAACTGTAGATCGCAGTAACAAACTGTAGATCGATGGTCACGCGGAGGCTTCTTAAGCCACGATTTTCCGTGTATCCGGGAGCAATCATGAATTAGTCATCGGTTTCCCTATCCTAATCCATATCCACTCTTTTATCCTTCGTCGCCACCTCTTGCACATTACTGAGACCCACAATAACCTTTACTTGATTACTGAAGAATCTCTGCTTATCGTCTAAACTGGGAAGGCTCAACCAAAGAGTCCAACCCCGTTCTTCCCTTGCGGGAGACGTAGGCACCCTCTTCAGGGATCAAGTCTCAAAGAGACTTAACTCAGGTTAAGGACCAAATGTCCCGCCAAATATGGTATGACGGACCCAGGTCCTTCCTGACCTACCTTTCGATAGGAAGAATTGTCGCTCCCCATGGAGATCAACCAGACTCAGCGCGAACGCCAAATTGATGGCAAAATCCCCATTACCTCACGGTTTTGGGCCTTGAAGTGGTATTTC